GTGGCAGGCCACGCACGAAAACGGCCGTTCGGAAGAGATTCCTTGGCGGGGGGTGTTTGGGGCGTTTCTCATCGTTTTCCCTTTGTTTTCGCAGGTTTCCGCAAGTTTTTCGCCACGGTTTGAGCAGCAGTCGTGGCGTGTTGCCCGGTCCACTCGCCCAGCGCATCAGGAGTGAACTGCTCGCGCATCAGCTTCGCTCTTTTGTGGATCGCTTGCTTGCTCACGTCATACATCCGAGCGATGTCAGGCGCGGGCAGACAGCCGGGTAGGTCGAGCGCCCACCTGACGAGCTCGACGTGCCGGCGCACCGAGTACTCGTCGGTCATGGCCAGCGCGTCGATGAAGGCCTTGAGCATTGCGCCGACGTGTTCGCGGCTGATGAACGAATCCGTCTCCATGCGCTGCTCTTGCTCGGTCGAGTTCCAGATGCGCCGCCAAGGTTGGACCTCGCAGACGCGGCGAGGCTGGACCATCTCGCGGTAGGGAAGCACGCCGCCTTCCCGCAGCTTGTCCTGCTGTGCCTTGGGCAGTCCGAAGAACCAAGCATCGAACGACCGGGCGTCCTTGTGAGGAGCCTCAAGGTCGTGCAGTTGTTTCGCCATTACGGCTTAGGTTGCCCATCTTCTCTCGGTATCAAGGTGCAAACCTTAGGCCTTGGTCATGTTCGTCCACAGGCCTGTCGTCTCGTCGTACTTGATCCTGCCGTAGATTCGCATCTTCTCGATGAGGGAACGAGGTTGGACGTCACGGTCCCCGGTCATGCGGGCCTTGAACTCCTTCACCAGCTGAGCCTTGGTCATGCGGAGCGGCATGGTAGTCAGCCAACCCTCCACGACCTCCCTTCGTACCTTAGCCTTGTCTGCGGTGGCCTCGCCTCCGGCTTCGCAGCGCCTGATCATGCCAGGTCTATCGGTCAGCCATTTCTCGGCAAACTTCTGCTTCTCCGCGATCAGGTGCTTCCGACGAGCCGCGGTCATCTTACGTCTTCTCGGCCGGCTTGGGTTACTCATGGCGGTCAAATTGCTTGCAGAAAAACCGCAGGGCCGAGCGAGCGTAAGCGACGCAAAGGCATCTGCGTGTATCATGTAGGGAGTATATACTCCCTACTGATACTATGCTGTCTTGCGACTTGTCTTGCAAGTTGTCTGGTCGGGTGGGTGGGTTCATGGGTCTGGCTTGGCTTGTAAGGCGTTTAGGTCGTTTGAGGCGGTCTTCCCCCTCAGTAGCCTCCATCCTGCCTAGGAGCGGCCTTGGCGGGGCTGGAAATGGCATCCTGTTGGACTACCTCGGCGGGGGCATGGGCATACTCCCATCGGATGACCCCCTTCTCCGCGGCGTGGCGAATATTAATCTCTGGCTTAAACTGGCCGTTACCGTCCTTGAGACCGGCACGGCCGCGGCGCTTGGTCAGGCCGAACTTGTAGATCGGCTCTTCGCCCTGGCATCGGAAGAGGACGGCGACCTCGCGGAACCAGTTGGTGAACTCGGAGGAGCCTAGGCCAGCATAGGCTAGGTCGGCGACGGTGTGGCCTTCCTTGTCGGAGGCGGCCTTGGGCTTCCCGGTGTGGTGCATGGCCACGAGGACGGCGCCTGTCTCAAGGAGGATGGGGGCGAGGTCGTGGCGCAGGAACTTGGACGCCTGCTCCTGATCGGAGACGTCGATGCCCGCGAAGGAGAGCAGCGGGTCGATGAAGACGATGTCGGCGCGTTGGTCGATGATGAGCTGACGCAAGGCGGCGGTAAAGGTCGTGCCGGTGCTGACGGTGTCGCGGTAGATGGCGAGGTGATCGCGGAGGGTGGCCTTCTCGTCGCTGTCGAGGTATGCCCCGGCGATGACGTCCTGCAAGGCCTCGGAGATGTCGCCCGCGTCATTCTCAGCCTGGAGCACGACGGCTCGTAGGGGCTTGGCAGGCTTGATGCCGAAGAAGTCACGACCTGTGCACCAATGGACGGCGGCCTGCATCATCAGGGACGACTTGCCCGTGCCGGACTGGCCGACGATGAGCATGGACCCGCCCTTGCATAGCCAACGGTTTGACCCAAGGACACAGGTAGGGTCTTCCTTGCGCTTGAAGGACATGAGCGCGTCAAAGTCCATGCGCGTCGGACCAGATACCTTCTTCCCCCTATTGTCTGCCTTGAGTGAGCCCTCGGTGAAGGCGACCAGGGCTTCGGGGTCGGCGTCTTCCTCGTTAGCGTGGGCGAGCAGGCGGGACGCGGTGAGGCTGATCTGGCGGAGGGCGGCCTTGCGCTTGATGAGGTCGGCCCAGCCCGGGTTGAGCAGGGACGAGCCGACGGTCGTTGTCAGTTCGGAGATGTAGTGGGCTTCGGCGGTAGACTTGGCCTCGCGCAGCTTGTTGGTCACGACCAACTCGTCAGGCGGGACGCCGGCTTCGCAGACGGCTAGGATACAGGCGGCCGTGTCCTGATGCTTGGGCTCGTAGAAGTCCGAAGGGATCAGGCCTTCGGGGAGAGGGAGAGCATCGCGCAGGAGGACGCCGAGGAGATGGCGTTCCGCGTCGATGGCGGAGGGGAGAGGCATAGGGGGGGGTGGGTTGTGCCGATGTGCGTCGGCTTGGTCAAATTGTTTTAACGCTTACGGGGAGGCGGGCCGTAGTGGTCGAGCGTACGGAGTCGCCCGGTCTTGCCGATGAGGACTCGATAGCGGGCCTTAACGAGGACGCCGAGGTCTAGGGCTTTCTTAATGTAGATGCTCGCGGTATGCCCGGCCTTGAGTTTCCATTTGGCCGCCCACTGATCGCGGGTGAGGTAACCCTTGGGGGGCTTCACGGCGCTGCGGTTAATCTCGGCCATGACGGCGAGGAGGACCGGGTCGTTGCCGACGCGGGTGTAGAGCATTCGCTTGCGGGACTTGGCCATGAGCTTAGGGGGTGAAGGTCTTGAGGTCTTTCGTCCAAATCCACTGGTCGCCCATCTTGTGGACGAGCCATGCCTTGTAATCTCCGCCGGCGGTGGCGAAGCCCGCGACGAAGCCCGAGCCCCATCGGGCCGTCGCCAGTCTCTGAGCGCTATAGGTCATGTCTTCCTTGCGGCAGAGACAGCCGGCCGAGAAGGCGTTGCCGCCGCCGTGCTTCGTCAGGGCGATGCTCGCCAGGTTGTGGGTGTGGCCGTGGATCAGAGCGCCGCCGAAGGGGCTGTAATGGAGCCCCTGGAGAACGGTGGCGTTGGCTCCGTGTGCGTATCCGTGTATCATCGCTATCGGGCCGAGACGGAAGACGCCGCGGTCGGCGTGGTAGGGCAGGATGGTCTTGGCTCCGCATTTGCGTGCGTGGGCGTTGATGTGGTCCTTCACGCCTTGGCAGTAGTCGCGGACGAGGGCGGAGCCGGAGCCCTGGGCGAAGTCGAGCCTATGCTCGTGGTTTCCCCATAACCATACATTGGGTCTCCAACGGTCGAAAAATTGTTTTCCCTCATCCAGATCGGCCTGAAGGGATTCAGCGCCTTCCTTGTCCGTGCCGACGCCTTTACGCAGGGAGCGGAAGTCGTACTGATCTCCGCCGGCTACGCGGATGTCCGGCTTGAAGTCCTTGGTGAACTCGTAGAGAGCGGCCAAGGCCTCCGGGTCGGCCATGTCGCCATGACTGTCGGAGGCGTAGATGAACTTGGTCAGCTTGCTCATTTGGTCAGGTGGGGAATGGGTTTGCCGGCGTCGTAGGCCGCGAGCATCTCGTCGCGGTGACGGCGGGCTGTCTCCAGGTCTTTGCCCAGGTTGTGGACGATGTCGGTCTTGCGCCGGCGGATGCGGAGCCACCAGCAGTCGCCCTGCTTCTGGAGATGGTGGTTAGGGTTGTCGGTCTTGATGAAGGCGGGCTGGTCCTTTCGCCCGGTGCGGGTATACTTGGGACAGGCGAGCAGGAAGGCCACGCGCTCGGCGGAGATGCCGATGCCCTTGGCCCATGCGATGGTCTCCTCCATGGACATGGGCTCTTCCACGATTAGAGATTCCACGTCTTGGCCAGATGACGCCCTTCGGCGAGGATGCACTGGCGGGAGTTAGGCGCGAAGACGAACTCCTGGTCGAAGGAATGGAACTGCTTAATCTCGCAGATGCTGTCGAGTTCCTCGTCGTTGGCTGGGCCGACGCCGGCGGTGGAGACGTAGACGGTGCGGACCTTCCAGCCGAGGTTCCAGAGGATGGACTGGGACACCCGCAGCTCGTTGATATAGCGCCAGTCGGAAACGACGACCGTTTCGGGGGCGACCTCATCGGGGCCCATCTGGATCGGGACGAAGTGGGCGAGGTTCTCGGCAAAGACATCCGGGTTGAGGGAGCGGGCGAACTTGCCCATGGTGACCAACAGCGCCCGATGCTGGCACTTGAAGGCCTCGTTATGGAAGTCGCCTTCCAGATTGAGCGACCAGAGGAAGTCGTTGGCGGCGTCCTTGAGGTGTGCGGAGAAGGACGTCTTGCGGGACGGACGGCGGGACCATTCAAGGATGCCTTCCGCGAGGGTGTCCTTCCCGGCCCTTGCGAAGCCGGAGATCAGGACAAGGGTCGGGGCGGACATGGGTTCCATTAGGCGGCGGCCTCGTTGGCCTTACGCAGCGCCTTGGCCATGCGGGCGGCGATGCGGGTCTGGCGGCCGGACATCTTCACCTTACGCCTGACGCGGCGGAGGTTGATGTCAGGGTTCTTGAGGAGGGCTTCGACGAGCGCCTGCCGCAGCTTGGCGTGGTTGTCCATCAGAAGGGCGGGTTGTCAGGGGTGGGCTCGGCGACGGTGGGCTTCTGGGAGCCTTTCGGGTAGACGAACTTGTAAGACCAGACTGGCTCGCCGTTGTAGACCTTGGGATTGCCGGCCTTGTCCTTAGCCTGGGAGACTTCGACGCCGATCAGGCACGTCTTGCCGCAGGCCGGGTCAAGGTACTGGAGAAACTCCGCCGGCGTTGCGTCCATCCTGATCTCGTTTGTGAAGTTGTTGGAGAACTTCCCGACCAACATCGCGAGGGGCTTTCCGTACTGCGTCGAGAAGTTCTTCCAGAGGCAGTAGCCCTTGTCGTCGAGGAAGAAGAGGCGGCAGGAGGCCGTGCCGTCTTCCCAGACCTTGACCTTGTCGGTCCCCTTGGGGCGGATGAGCTTGAGTTTGTACGTCCCGCTCTGGCTGATCGTGGTGAGGGGGGCTTTGTCGTTGTTGGGTTCCATGTTAGGCATTGGGAAAGTTGGCGATGCATTGACGGACCGCCTTGAGGTTGAAGCGCTTCGTAACGACGTGACCGACGGCGAACTTGAAGGCCTCGGAATAGGAGTCGGAGTCAAACCAGGCTTCGGCCTTGGTCGATGCCCGGAAGGGCCACGGCTCAATGTAGAACGGGTGAATCGTGCGGACAGAGAGGTCGGCGAACTGGGTCACCTCCTCCCACGTCACGTCGGCGTGGCCGGCCTTGTGAGCGATGCCACGCTCGTTGACGATCCAGTCGCGGTTCTCGAACCAGGTCGGAACCTTGAGGGTCTTGTCGGGTAGGTTTACCATGTTAGGCGAAGTTGATAGGGGCGGCGGTGGTCGTGGACTTGATGTCGATGACCTGGACCTCCTCCGGGTAGGACGGCCAGACGCCGGAGGCGCTGCATTCCTTGTAGAGGGTGATGGCCTTCTCGAAATCGGAGACGGCGTAGGACATCAGGTCAGGGCCGACTTCGCATATCGACCAGGCGAACGGGGGCTCCTTCTCGATGAAGAGGAATCGGAAGCCGAGAGGGCGACGGCCAGTGGCGAGCTCGTAGACGAGTCGGTACCAATAGGCCTGCAGGTTGTAGCGATATGATCGGATGCTCTTGAGCATACCAGCGGGAGTCGCTTCACCGGCGCCTGTGGTCTTGATGTCCCAGAGGTAGTCGCCGGCCACGCCGTCGATGGCGGCCTTGAGCGGGACGCCGCAGTAGTCGACATGGTACATGACTTCGGTCGCGTCGAAGACGACGCCGTGGGTCTTCAGCGCTTGGCGGGCGGACGCGGCGACGAGATGGCCGAGAGCGGACTCCTCATAGTCGAGGATGGTCTTGCCGGCGTTGGCCGTGACGAACTCGCTCCAGATAGCCTTTCCCTCTTTAGTCCGCCGATCACAATCCGGGGCGGTGACGTAGAGGTCGTCGAGCGTCTTCGGTTCAAGGACGGCCGAGTGAACGAACGTGCCGAACTTGAGCGCCTTGGTCTCTTCCTGGGGCGTGTTGATGTAGGCCTGATAGTGGGCAGGCGAATTGCCGACGAGGACTTTCGCGGCGGACTGGTTCAGCGCCGGGAAGGCGCGGTACTCTTTGCGGTCGTGGATTTGGGGCATGGTGTGCGTTTGGGGGAAAGGGTCAGAGGGCGGCGTCGTCTTCGCTCGGGTTGTGCTCTTCGACGTGCGCCGAAAGGAGGTTGCAAAGGTCGATGGCGTTGTCTGCAGCGAGGGCGATGCGGTCGAGCTGATTGCGGAGGACGCGCTCATGGGCGATGACGGCCTTGATGCGGTCATAGATCGGTTTGACGTGATAGGCCTCCTCGATCTTGTCGGCGTCCAGGGCGTCGAGCTCGTTGTTGGCGGCGATGATGGACTCGGC